CAAAGTCGGGCGCTTGGTGGGAGTTGGAGCCTGAGTTGGCTCTTGCCAACAACTCGGCGGTATTCTACAAGAAGCCTTCGATTGGTGAGTTCTTGCAGTTCGGTGGAGACTTGTACGAATCCAAGTCCGGTGAGCGCGGTATTATCAACATGGAGGGCCTACGCTCCCACACCAATGCACCACGCCGTGACTTGAGCAAGGTTCAGGGATTGAACCCATGTGCTGAGATTCTCCTAAGGTCCAAGCAGTTGTGCAACCTTACTGAGGTTGTCGTCAATGCAGAAGATGACCTAGAGGAGTTGCAGCGTAAGATTCGCGTTGCGTCTTTGCTCGGTACCATTCAGTCTTCTCTAACCAACTTCAAGTACCTACGCAAGGTATGGCGTGAGAACTGTGAAGAGGAGCGCCTTCTCGGTGTTTCTCTTACCGGCCAGATGGACCACGCACTTCTCAATGGTTCAAATGGCATGGAGAGTCTGATTGAGGCTCTTGATGTTATGCGTCAGACTGCTATTGACACCAATGCCGTCTACGCAGACAAGATGGGAATTAACCGCTCAACCGCAATCACAACAGCAAAGCCAAGTGGTACCGTTTCCCAGTTGACGGACTCTGCATCTGGAATGCACTTCCGTCACGCACCGTTCTACATTCGAACTGTTCGTGCTGACAACAAGGACCCACTTACTGAGTTCATGAAGGACGCCGGTATTCCGAATGAGCCAGACGTGATGAAGCCGGACCACACCACTGTGTTCTCCTTCCCACAAAGGGCACCAGAGGGAGCATTCACCAGAAATGACAAGTCTGCCATTGAGCACTTGGAAATCTGGAAGGCGTACAAGACCCACTGGACAGAGCACAACCCAAGCGTTACCATTTCCGTTCGTGAGCACGAATGGATTGAAGTATTCAACTGGGTGTACGAGAACTGGCAGTACGTGGGCGGTATTTCATTCCTCCCACACTCCGAGCACACGTACAAGCAGGCTCCGTATCAGGATATCACTGAGGCTGATTACTACTTGGCCTTGGCTGAGATGCCAAAGAACATCGATTGGTCGCTCCTTAGCGCTTACGAGCACGAGGACAATACCAGCGGTTCGCAGACCCTGAGTTGCAGCGCAGGAAATTGTGAGGTCGTGGACGTCACCTCCAAGTGACAAATTTGACAAATACCCCGCTTCGGCGGGGTATTTGCATTTTGATTCAGGATTGCTTCTTTGGTACGATGGGTATATCACACAAGGAGGTGATTTGAATGAGTGAAAAGATTGACCCAGAGTTGGTTGACGACAAGGACGACAGTGTTGTAGACGACACTGTGCCTGAGGTTGACCTTCCTGATTACGACCCAACCGAGTTCGAATTGCCAGACGATTATGAGTTTGTGGAAGACGAAGAGGACGGTGATGACGATGGCAGCGAGGGCTAAGCACAAGGGCCTACCGACTCACTTGAGGACGTGGGGCCTAAAGGTCAACGGTGGGAAGAATTGGAAGACCAGTGGTCGACCAAACAATTTCTACCCACGCGCAATTATTGTCCACCACACCGCTTCTGGCTCAAAGTCTGGTAACTTCTCATCTGAGGCTGTCGTAACAAATGGACGAAGCGACCTAAAGGGTCCGCTTTGTCATTTCTTGCTAGGGCGCGACGGTACGGTAAAGATTATCTCTACCGGCTACGCCAACCATGCAGGTTACGGTGGCCCAAAGGCCGGTATTCCAAAGAACATGGGTAATACCTATACCTTCGGAATTGAGGCCGAGAACAACGGTGTTGGTGAGCCATGGAGCGCAAAGCAGTTGCAGGCTTACTACCGACTATGTGCAGCGCTTCTTGTCTGGATTGGCAAGAAGGACGTAAACCTAGTATTCGGTCACAAGGAATGGGCACCGGGCAGGAAGATTGACCCAGCAGGTATCAATATGGACAAGTTCCGTAAGAACGTCAAGAAGGCGCTAGACGCTGGACCAACCGTAAAGACTGTTCACTTGAGCAGGCTAAAGCCGGGTAAGCGAAACGAAGATGTTTTGCTAGTCAAGAACGCACTTCGTAAGAAGGGTCTCTATGACGGCCCGGGCGGTAAGTTCTTCGGAAAGGCAACTCGCAAGGCATACAAGAAGTGGGAAGAGAAGTGTGGAGTCACTGGCCCCGGCTTGAACGGTATTCCCGGTAAGCCAACCTTGCAGAAGTTGGGCTTCCGAGTTGTGGACTGACGAAGACTATGCTATACTTAAGTCATGGCGATGCTGAGTTAGTGCGTTAGCGCACCCACGATTGGTCGGTCGCCAAGGGTTACTCCATTCGTTGTGGAAACAGGAATTTCGTATCCCGAAACCTTAGGATGATATAGTTAGTTACCGACGAACCCTCGTTGCTTAGTTGCAGCGGGGGTTTTGTCGTTGTACAATACAATTATGAGTTTGAGAATGGCAATTGGTGAGAACTTTCCAAAGGGGTGGTGGCCTCTTGACGGAACATCCCCTCATGTAGACATTTCTGGATATGGTCGAACGGCAACATCTTCATCTGCAACCTATGCTCCTGCGCTTGCGTCAGGAATGGCTAGGTCTTTGGTCGTAAGCAATTCCACCAAGATTTCCTACCCAAACATTCCTGTCTTTAGGAAGAACAAGGAATATCTGCCATTCACCATCGAGGCGGTAGTGAGGCCGGTACTTTCTGGGGCAGTAGGAGAACAGCAGATTTTCGGTAATGATGGAGCCATGGACGGTCTAATCATCAATGGCTCAATCGTCTCATTTGTTACTAAGTACACAAGTCGAGGAGAGGCTAGAGCCTTCTATGACCTCTCTACCGTGCAGAGGGCTTATGTCGTAGGCGTGCACACGCCCGACCGTAATGCCCTTTATGTCAATGGAGTCCTAGTTGATGATGTTGAGATTACTCTTGAGCAGCAAAATGACACTTACGCTCACTCATCAACGAGCATGTCCAGTGGCGCATCAGCAACCAGCAATTCTTTGATGCTGAACGCCGTTGGATTTTACGACACGCCAATTGATGATGAGGCCGTCATGTTCAATTACGCGCACCTACAGGACGTCCTGAGGGCTGAGGACATTGCAACAGCCTACGGCGGCGCTCTTATCGAGTTGTCTGCCGAGCACGCATCTCCTTCATTCCAGACCGAGTACTCATATGATGAAGATTGGTACATGGGAATGATGGAGGGTGTCGCAACACACGATGATACTTTGTATCCAGATGCATCAACCGCTGAGACGACCGAGCGCTACTGGGAAGCAACCATCCCATTGGACAATGAATCCAACAAGGTGCAGATGGCAAATTTGCAGTGGGTCGGCTCTGGAGTAATTGTTCAGACTTCTGGAGATGGTGAGAACTGGACCACGTTGAGCAATGGTTCAGTAATTCCAACGGTTAGACCAGAGGTTCCTTCTGAGGAACAGATGGTATTCATTAGAGTTTCGTTTACCAGTAATGACACGGAGTTGTCCTACATGGACTCTTTGAAGTTCTCATTGTTTGAAACTGATATTGCAGCCAATGAGGGCGGTAGAGATATTGTCTTGCACAATACCGCCCCAGAAGGCGACTACGACGTCATGGACCTCAATGAGAACTGGGGTGCAGAAATGAATAATGGTTCTATCACAATCAAGGAAGCAAGTTCTGCAACTAGCATCGTACCCAAGACTGTAGAAGTGTGGGCACGCAAGGAGGCCGGTACATTTACAGACAACCTAGCACTTAATGCCACAAGAACAAGGTCCAACGGAGGAGAGTCGTTCAACTACCGTAATGGAGAATGGCAGTTGAGACACTATGTGTCAGACACAGGATTCGCCGGGGACATTGTGTTCAGCGGAACTGGGCAAATTGGTCATATCGTCATTTATGAAGCAGCACTGACAAATGAGGAAATCAAGGCAATCTACGACAATTACGTTGGCAAAATGAAGACCACTCTGCCTTCGGGCGGTACGATGGAGGTCGAGGAGTGGGCCAATTCCGTAGACATTTACGAATACGATTGGTCTATTGAGACCTCCTAACGTTTGCCAAATAATTTTGCGCGTTGTACAATTATCTTATGAGTCTACACACAGATGGTTTTAAGACGACCGGCAAGAAGATTGTCGAAGAGCACCCGTACGGAATGTACGTTTGGCAGACGCCTGATGGAGAAGTCCTAGGAGATGGTGATGGAAACATCATGAATGTGTTCTGCATCAAGGGTGACCGAAAGGCCATCGACGCAATTACACAGGCTGCACGTCATTACGGATTTCCGGAGGGCGAGGCAGTGTGGTGGTCAGGTAAGCGTAGGGTCACCGATGACGAATATGAGGAGCAGCGTCTCAGGGAGAAGATGGGCCTAGAGCCTGACCCTCTCAACTATGCTGCACATATGGATGAATTGAGGGAAAAGAAGTATCATGGCTGATAGAGTTGTACGAATCGAGGAAGACGCACCTCGCACCGCCCCAGAAATCGACGGGGTCAGGGTGCTGGGCAAGCACGTCATTTCCGAGGATTCCAACTCAGACCCCTTCTCCAAGAAGGCTGAGGAGTACAACAATCTTGGCGGTATCTCAAAGTCCTTCAAGGCAAACAACACCAAGTCGATTAAGAAGTACTACCGTGGACAAGATGGTGCTGAGTCTCAGCAAATTCACGAGAAGGAATTTCTTACTGGCTATGACACCTTTGAGGTAGTCCAGCCACCATACAACTTGGACCACTTGGTCAAGTTGTACAACCTCCCTTCTGCGGCACCGCACTACGCGGCAGTAAACGCAAAGGTTTCCAACATTGTTGGACTTGGTTTCCGCTTCGTGGAGACCTCTAAGACCAAGCGACTTCTAGAGGCCGCTCAGGAATCTGGAGAGTCCAAGGCAAAGAACTTGCGAAAGAGACTAGACTCTCAGCGAGACGACCTCATTGACTACCTAGAGGGAATGAATGAAGAAGATTCATTCACCGAAATTCTTACCAAGGTATGGCGAGATTACGAAGTAACCGGAAATGGATATTTGGAAATTGGCCGTAAGAAGAATGGTGAGATTGGGTACGTCGGACATATTCCTGCAACCACCATGCGTGTGCGCAGGCGTAGAGATGGATTCATTCAGTTGTCTGGGTTCGATGCGCAGTTCTTTGCGCACTTCGGGGCCGGTATTGACAAGGAGACTGGAGTTGTCAAGCCAATCCAAAATCCTCTTGGCGGGGGAGTTCCAAACGAGGTAATCCACTTCAAGAAGTACAACCCCGGAACAGGCTACTACGGAGTCCCAGACATTATTGCCGCACAGGCTGCAATCGCTGGAAACGAGTTCGCCTCACGATTCAACCTAGACTACTTTGAGAACAAGGCGGTACCTAGGTATGCAATCATTCTCAAGGGAGCAACACTTTCTCCAAATGCAGAGGCTTCACTTCTGTCCTTCTTCGAGACTTCTCTCAAGGGGCAGAATCACCGAAGCATCTACATTCCGCTACCACCTGACACTGCTGAGAGCAAGGTAGAATTGAAGTTGGAACCAATCGAGGCTGGAGTTCAGGATGCCTCCTTCACGAATTACCGTAAGGCGAACCTCAACGACATTCTCATGGCTCACCGTGTTCCAGTATCCAAGATTAGCACAGGTGACGGCGGTAGTTTGGCAATTGCACGAGATGCAGACAAGACCTTCAAGGAACAAGTCTGTGGTCCCGAGCAGAAGATTGCCGAGAAGAAGATTAACAAGATTGTCCGTGAACTCTCTGACTCATTTGAGTTGAAGTTGAACGAGATGACTTTGACCGACGCAGATACGCAGTCCAAGATTGACGAGCGCAGGGTAAAGAACGGAATCGAGTTGCCGAACGAGATTCGTGCCCGCGACGGATTGGGCGGTATCAAGGGCGGTAACGAACGAGTAGACCCTAACGCAAAGGCTAAGCAGGATGCTGCAAATGCCAGTGCCAACAGGGCTAGAGACGCAGAGAGAAGTGCAAATGCAACTGATTCTGCGGGAGAGGCTAGAAACCCGAAGGGAAGCGGCAGGACCGATGGAACTGAGTAAAGTTTGTTCAAAGTGTAAGGTCGAGAAACCTCACTCTGAGTTCCGAAAGTCTAAGAGGGGCGACAAGTTCGGTCTCCATTCTTGGTGTTATGATTGTAATAGGTCTGCCCGGAGGGAACACTACTCTAAAAACAAAGAGAAGTACTCTGACTGGAACGCTGACTGGAACTCTAAGAATCAAGAAAAGCGAAGAGGTTACGAAGAGTCAAGGGTTCGTGATTATAGCAAAAAATATCATGACTGGATTTCTCTTCCCGGAAGAAGGGACCGAAAGAGAGCCTATGACCACAACTACCGGGCTAGGCAGAGAGAGGCTGAGGGCGTCCTGAACATGGAGGTTGTCCAGAAAGTTTTTGATACTTACGGAATTGTTTGCTTGCAGTGTGGCGCCACGGATAACATCGAAATTGACCACATCGTCCCCTTGTCTCGCGGAGGAACCAATCTCTTCGAAAACTTGCAGCCTTTGTGCAAGACACACAATAGCGCAAAGGGCAACAGGAATAGCAATGATTACAGAAAAGGTGAGGGTCGCACGACCCAATGATATGAATGACTTTTCAAGAAGGTTCTGAGAAGTTGGCGAGAGCACTACTACTACCAATTAACCCGGCAGTGGTGGTGCTTCTCGGCATTTATACGGTAGTTTGGGGATTCTGGGTGGCGAATCCATGGTGGACGGTATTCACTCAGGCTCCGCTCTACTCAGCGCTGTCTCAAGTAACATTCTCTGTCCTACCGCCCGAAGTGTTCTGGGGATGCATTGCCATGTTCTGTGGAGCGGTTACCGTGTATGGAGCGGTCAAGCGTAGTTACCGCTCGCTGATTGTTGGTTCGTCTGTTGTTGGATGGCACTGGTTCATGATTGCTATTTTCTACTTCATTGGAGACGCCGCAAGCACGGGCGGTATCACTGCACTTCTACTTGCCACGTACGGGGCATATCTATGGGTGAACCTAAGAATTAACTTCAGAGTTCGTCATGATATGAACGATGTATTGAAGAAGTAAACACGTAATTTTGCATTTTGAAAAAAGAAAGGCTATTATAAACTCATGAGCAAAATCGCTAAGAGCACTATGACTTTGGATGGTAACACCATTCACCTGTCAATGCCATTCGCAAAGGTTGACAAGCAGAAGAGGCTTGTATCCGGTTTCGCTACCCTTGACAACGTAGACACTCAGGGTGACATTGTCAAGGCAGAGGCGAGCGCATCGGCATTTGCTAGGGCACGCGGAAACATCCGCGAAATGCACCAGCCGCTCGCCGTTGGCCGTATGGTCGATTTCGAGGAGCGTGAGTTCTATGCAGACGGTAAGACCTACAAGGGCATTTATGTTACCGCCCGTGTTTCCGAAGGAGCCGAGGACACGTGGAAGAAGTGCCTAGATGGCACCCTTAGTGGATTCTCCATTGGTGGAGAAATTAAGAAGGCTTCAAATGAATTTTCCAAGGACGCTCAGAAGACCGTCCGATACATTGAGGATTATGACCTCACCGAACTTTCCTTGGTAGACAATCCTGCCAACCAGTTGTCGAACTTCGACCGCATCGAGAAGAGTGTTCTTTCGTTCACCAAGTCTGTTGATGGCGCAGTCAGCGCGACCGGTATGGCAGTTGAGACCAAGATTGAGAATGTCTTCGTATGCTCTAAGCACGATGAAGATGTAGTGACAATCAGGGAGGCGGAATCCGAGGATTGCCCACTTTGCGGTCTAGCAATGGACAATGCAGGGTGGTTTGAGTCCGGAGACAATCGCACCGAGAAGGTTCAGACCATTGTCAACGATTTCTTGAACCCATCCGTAGAGGAGGCCGCACCTAATTCAGATAACGAAGGAGGTGTAGTAATGGGTAAGAACAATGACACCAATGACAAGAACGTAGAGGTTGAGGCAACTGAGCCTGAGGAAGTAGAAACTCCTGAGGAGGCCGAGGCCGGTACCGAAGAGGAAGTCACCGAGGACGTAACTGAGGTTACGGAAGATGGTGAAGAGGTAACAGAAAGCCCAGAAGAGATTGAGGATGACGAAACCGTAATCTCCAAGAAGTTGGATGAACTCCACGAGGCAGTTACCGCTTCTCTTGAGAAGACCAGAAATGAGACGGCTGAGACTGTCTCTGGTCTTGAGAAGAAGATTGAGGAAGTAAAGAACGAGTTCCTCTCAAAGGCTTCCGAACTTGAATCCAAGATGGAAGGGTTCGGTAACAAGTTGGAGGCATCCAAGAGCAGATTGGCTGAACTAGAGAACGCTCTAGAGAAGATGAATTCTGCGGATGCCGTTAAGAAGTCTGCTGACCTCAGCGATGAGAAGCCAGCAGAAGACAGTGTACAGAAGGCATCATGGAACGGCGCTTTCTCACCGAAGCGCACCACGCGCTTCTCAGTTGATAACTTGATGTAATCTGTCGAATAAACAAATCAAATTTATGGAGGTGAAAAACAATATGAGTAACGAATTGCTAGAAAAGGTTATTTCTACCAGCAGCATTGGTGCTGACACAAGCGGGGGCGGAGGTCTACTTTCCCCACAGCAGAGCGGTCAGTTCATCGACTACATGTGGGATGCTACCACACTTGGTCGTCAGGTTCGTACTATTCCGATGAACGCGGATGAAGTAGAGTTGGACAGGATGGCTATTGGTGAGCGTCTTGTACGTGTCGCTACCGAGGCAGTTGACGACGGTGTCAACGCAGCGGTTGCATTCTCCAAGGTTTCCCTTGGAAGCGTTAAGTTCCGCATGGACTGGGAACTTTCCAGCGAGGCACTAGAGGACGGACTTGAGGGCGACGCTCTTGAGGACCACATCGCTCGCTTGATGGCGCAGCAGGCTGCAAACGACCTAGAAGATTTGGCAATCAATGGTGACACCAAGGGACACTCTGGTGACGCACTATTGAAGGGATTCGACGGTTGGAGGAAGCGTCTATACTTCGGAGGAAACGTCATCGATGCAAGCAGCATCGTAGATGCCGACGGAAATGCAGACAACACTCTTCACCGTGGTACTTTCAACGCAGCGCTTCGCGCAATGCCACGTAAGTACATGGGACGTCGAGCAAGCCTAAAGTTCTTCACGGCAGCAGGTCTTCTACAGGACTACATGTACTCCGCTCAGATTCTTGAGTCTAACGACACCCGTCGTTGGGACACCGGCACCGTCGGTGGTGGAGCCGCAGGTACCGGTAACCAGAACCCCGGCCCAGACGCAGGTTGGTCTCCAACTTCGCCGTTTGGTGTAAGGGCTTCCGAGGTTCCATTGTTCCCAGAGTACGACATTGACTTCAATGGCGCATCTTCTGGTCTTGGTACCCCGTCTGGAAACCAGACCGCTGGTAAGGGTTCCGACCTATGGTTGGTTGACCCTAAGAACCTCATCTGGGGTGTTCGCCGCCAGATTCAGGTCTTCCGTGAGTTCAAGCCAAAGAAGGACGCAATTGAGTACACGATGTACACCCGTGTTGGTGCAAACGTCGAGAACCCATCCGCATCCGTAGTGGTCAAGAACGTAGCGTACCGCGACTGATAAGAACCATATACAGAACCCCCGGTCTTCGGACTGGGGGTTCTGTGGTTGTTGCATGAGAAAACCCAGCATGGTAAAATGACATAAATGACAAAAGGAGATAACATGTCAAAGGAAAACCCAGTAAGTTTCAACGACCTCACCGTTGACGAATTGCTTAGGACCGCAGTTGAGGACTTCGCGGTCGATGTAAAGAAGGGCGATAGCAAGAAGACCATCATTGCCGCTCTAGTAGAAGATGGTGTTGAGTGGAGTCAGTATGCCGCCCTCAAGGGCCTCAACGCACCGGAGCCAGAGGCGCCGGTAGCAGAAGAGGCACCAGTTGTAGCAAAGGAGGAAGCACCAGTGGAGATTGTTACATATCAGCCACCTGCTCCCGAGCAGAAGTATCTTATCAAGATGGACAGGAAGAATCCTCTCTTTGAGATTCTAGGGCACCGATTCACTCAGGAGCACCCATACGCTCTTGTTACCGGAGAAGAGGCAGAACACCTCGTCACCAAGGAAGAGGGATTCCGTATGGCATACCCAAGTGAATTGGAAGAGTTCTACAAGTGATTTTGTAACTTGAAGTACAGCATGCTATAATTTCGATATGGCTGCGACTTACAATTACGAATGGAGTCAGGGAGAAGACCTGACCATCTCACTTATTTACAAGTCAGGTCCACAGGGAGAAACACAGCCCGTGGACCTGACTTCGTATTCTTTTAGAATGGATATCGTCGCGCCCGACGGTAGACCATTGGCCGTTCTCAACGACAAGGCTATTGCCGACACTGACCCAAGTATTACAGGTAACCAGCCAGACAATGAGTTCGAAGTTACTATGAGCGAAGACGGAGAAATCCTTATCCACCTGTCCCGAGCGCTTACGCTGCCGGGTGGACATTTTTACCGTTATATCACCGCTAATCCTCCCATCCAGAACTTCGCATACGACATGTTCTTGCGTGACCCACAGGACCGACAGAAGAAGATTATGGGCGGAGTAATCACAATTGAGAGGTCTGTCACGGCGTGGCAGTAGAACTCATTGTTGGTAGCAATACCACGGAAGTAGTCGAGGTTCTCCAATCACCTCCGGGTCCAGAGGGACCACCGGGTCCTCCCGGTGTTGGATACTTGACAGGTACCGGCTCCCCAGAGGGGTCGGTTTCTGCTGCGCGTGGAACTCACTACGTAGACACTGATGGAACCAACGGCGTCGTAGAGTACATTAAGACGACAGCGAGCGGTAACACGGGATGGAAGGTATTCTACGGAGATACTGGCTGGAGGACTGTTGATATGACTGCTGATTGGTCACCGTACGGGCTGACGGGCGGCGGTAAGGCGACTTTCGACCTAAGAAGACTAAACAACAAGGTAATGTTCAGAGCGGCAGTCTATCCCGCAGGAGATATGATTAATAGAAGCAAGGACGGCAGACACACGACGCTGATTGAGCAATTGCCTGCCGGATTTGGAACCGCATATTATCAGAATGCGGGATGGGCTTCCATTGGCATGTCTCCTCATGGAAGCATCATCGCCCTCAATGGGAGAATTAGTCTGAATGCTCTTATCGGTTTGCCCGGGTCCTACTCGGCCAATGATGTGCTATACATCAATGCAGAATACGAAACTACGGACGCGTGGCCGACCACGCTACCGGGAACGGCGGCATGACATGGACTTCTCAGAGATGACCAATGAAGAAGTGTTTATCTTGCGCAGGCAGGTAAATGCTGAGTACGAAAAGAGGATGGCAAAGCAGTACGTCATCGACAACCTAAAGACGGCACTTTCAGGTGTTTCCAGTGAAACGGAAGCAGATGCGGTGTACAACACAGTAAAGGCAGAACTATTTGAATGACAGAAATCCAGACAGTAACAGTTGAGCACACTTTCGCTCCGGAAATTGTGGAAGTGCACACGGGTGCACGCGGTCCTCAGGGTCCGGGGTGGCTTACTGGTTCATACCCATTTGAGGAAGCAATGGGTGAGCCGGGTACCAACTATGTGGTAACACAGGGAAACACAAACCTTGGAAACATCTACCAGAAGGGTTCTGGTGGAACGTGGACGATGGTAGGAAACCTCCGTGGACCACAAGGAAGTGTCGCATCTGTAAACGGCAAGTCCGATGTAAACATCATCCTTAGCGCCAATGATATTACCACCGGTGTATTGCCGCTTTCTCAATTGCCAACTGGAACTACTGCTGAGACTGTCGCTCTTGGAAACCACCACCACGACTCCAAGTATCAGATGATTATTCCAACTGGTACGACTTCGCAGTACTACCGTGGAGACAAGACGTGGGCTGCGCTTGACCGCGCGGCGGTAGGTCTGGGAAATGTAGACAATACATCCGACCTAGAAAAGCCGGTATCCACTGCTACTCAGGAAGCACTAGATGCAAAGAAGGACCGCTACTTTAGCACCACGTCCGTCACTGTGCTTCATGATGTTGTGGTTGATTCGCTTGGTTATGAAACTCTCAGGTACGTGCGCATCAATACCAATGTACCAACTACAACACCCATGTGGCTAACCTTGTACATCAAGGCGTACTCACCTACTAATGGAGTGGTTGATGGCGTTCTTTCCTTGCGCACATCGAGCGGAGGCATTTCTTCTGCCCGTTGGGTCAATGCAGGAGACTATTACCCAACCGTTAGTACACACAAGGATGATAACGGAAAGGTTGTCATTGTTTTCGATGGTAATGCTTGGGACCTTTCTCGGTTCTATGTGTCCGAAGCAAACGTTTCCCTTACTGGTGACCAGAGGTTCTACTTCTCTGGCTGGACCGTAACTAACTCCGAGACCCTTGCGGGATTGACTCATTACCCTCTTGCCTCTAGCATCGACCTAGGAAATAAGGAGGACGCCCTTCCCACCGGAGGAACGACTTCTCATTACCTCAGGGGTGACAAGACGTGGCAGACCTTTGACAAGGCTGTTGTAGGGCTAGGAAACGTAGACAACACCTCAGACCTTGCCAAGCCCATCTCAACGGCTACGCAAAATGCTTTGGATACCAAGGCTCCATTGAATTCTCCAACGTTCACAGGCACCGTTTCTGGAGTATCCAAGGCCATGGTCGGCTTGGGCAACGTGGACAACACGGCTGACTTGGCAAAGCCAATCTCAACCGCCACCCAGAACGCCTTGGACTTGAAGGCACCAAAGCACAATGCCACATTCACTGGCGTGCTTACGGCTGACAACTTCGTGGGCAACGGTGCTGGAATTACCGGCTTGTCCAAGACACAGGTTGGTCTAGGAAATGTCAACAACACCGCTGACATTGACAAGCCAATTTCCACGGCGGTCCAGTCTGCTCTTGACGCCTTGTCTACAAACCAGCAAGGGAACCCGGCAACCAAGTTGGGTCCAATCTATGCGGCTCTGGCAAGGAGAAACTTTTATCCCGCTCGCTTCGCGTTCTTGGGTTCTTCAACGACCTTCGGACTTGCAGCGAGTTCTGATAAGTTCAGGTTCGCGGACGTGTTCATCCAGACATTGCAGACAACTCATCCATCACCGATTCCCGGATACTTCCCTCAGGTACAGACCTTGAGTCAGGGACTTTCCAACAACAACCTAGTTCCGGGGGTACAGGGATTCAACGCGGGTGCGGGTGGTAACACGAGTAGGAACTACTGCACCTCCACCCACTTGTACGGATTCGGTATCTTGAATCCCGACTGCTTCATCCACATGATTGGCTCCAATGACTCCACTGACAGCCCAGATTATGCGGTGCCACCAGAGGAGTACAAGAGCAACGTCCTAAACGCAATCAACTCAATTGACAACCTAAGTTCAACAGGAACCCCTGCATGCCACGTGCTTGTGCACACCTACCGTCGTGAAGGCGTTAGCCTGAGCCACTGGGCTGAATACGGTAAGGCCCTGCGCGAGATTGCAGACAGCAAGAGCAACGTAGTGTTCATCAATATGCAGGATGTGTACGAAGGTGCAAAGATGCCCGGAGATGACCCATATGACCTGTTGTCTACTGACTTCGTTCACCAGACCGATGCCGGTCACGCAATGATGGCAGAACTGCTCATCAAGGGAATGGGTCTTGATGGTGTTGCGTCTAGTAACAACAATGACTTGGTTTTGTACGATACCTATACCACCAGTGCTACCGCGCTGACTGGTCCAGAATTCCCTGCAAACAGAACCTACAATGCACTTACTGGCGCATGGGCAATTGCAGACGGAAGAATGGTCTGCAATACCGCTGGTACATTGTTCATTGATTCAGGAGTATCCGATATTGATGTATCATGCTTGGTAAACGTAGGTTCTGGTGCGGCTCTGGCCGGTAACATTTGGAGAGCCACCAACGACGCAAACCGATGGTCCACACTAATTAACCGTGGTTCTCAGAAGTTGCAGATTTGGAGAATGTTGTCCGGTACCAACACAATGGTTGCAGAAGCATCATACACCTTTACCGCTGGTAGAGATTACTTCCTAAGGACAATTGTAAAGGGAGACAAGGCTGTCGGTTACGTCAACGGAACGCCACTTGTCACTTATGCCCTGCCAACAGACGACCCACTCAAGACTGCGAAGGGAACAGGCTTCCGAGTATCGTCCGTAACTGCTGGATTGACATTCGGAGGATTTGCCGTAAGGCGTTCCTGAGTATATAATTAACTCAAATGGCGAATGAAATCAAGGTCACCGATATTGACAATGGTGACGTACAGATTATTGAGGTTGCAAACGGTCTAAAGGGCGACCCGGCAGAACTCATCACAGGTACCGCACCGCCGTCTCCAACCGTTGGAGGCAACGGTGCGGTTTATCTGGTTACAGAGGGAGCCGTTGGCATTGGAGATGTATACCGAAAGACTGGTGGCGTCTGGGTCTCACGAGGTAACATCCGTGGCCCTGCTGGAGCAGGTGGAGCAGGTTCCGTTCTTTCCGTCAATGGCAAGAACGGTGACGTAGTCATTGATGCAGATGATATTACCGAAGGCAAGTTTGTCATCAATGTGATTCCTACAGGAACTACCGACCAAACTGTTGCGCTCGGAAATCACAACCATTCTGGTGTGTATGAGCCAGTAATTGCTGGCGGAACAACTTCTACCTTCTTTCGTGGAGACCGTACGTGGCAGGCCGTTACAAAGTCTGACGTTGGTCTTGGAAATGTAGACAACACTGCTGATGCAGACAAGCCCGTTTCTACAGCCACACAGGCAGCCTTGAACTCCAAGGCTGCTGCAACGCACACGCATGCCCTCACTGACTCGGCAATTACGGGGGTATTGCCTATGTCCAAGATTCCAACGGGCACCACGGCCAGCACCGTCGCCGTTGGAAACCACACACATGCCATCTCAGGCGTTATTGGTTTGCAGGGCGCGCTGGACGCCAAGGAATCAATTTCAGGCTCCCAGAGCAAGGCTACCGAAGCCGAGAACAACGCCAAGTCCTACACGGACACGGTGTCTGCGGCCATTACTGGAAG